TCATTGATGCCAACTGCAACGACTGCAAGCACATGAAAAGGGATTTAGATAGGCTAAATCTTCACCGCAAATCATACGAGGGTACTGGGTTAATGGATGGTTTACAGTTTGGCAAATGCGAAAAGCTAAACAAAGACATTTCGTTCATCCCTAACACCTGCCAATTAGATACACAAGAATGTTTTGAACACAGGAAATTATGAAACAAAAAAAGTGCAAACAATGCGGTGAGCGATTCATGCCTGAATATAAAACCACACAAGTGGTATGCAGTTATAAGTGCGCAGTTATAAGAGCAGGCGAAAAGCTAAGGGAGGCCCGATTCAAAGAGATTAAAGAAAACGTATTGACTATTTCGGATTATTACAAAGTTTTGCAGAGTAAGGTAAACCACATAGCCCGATTGATAGATAAAGGGGAGTTGTGTATCAGTTGCCGTAAACAATCCAAAAAAGAAAACGGAGGGCATTTTCACGCGGTTGGTGGGAATCATTCGCTAAGGTTCAACCTTCACAACCTATTTCAGCAATGTGAGGCGTGCAATACTCATAAACACGGCAACATAGACAATTACCGAAAGGGAATAATTGAAGTGTACGGATTCCAACAAATGGAATATATCGACAATCTAAAAGCTATCTATCCAGAAATGATACTAACTAAAGACGATGTTAAAGTTTGCATCAAAACGGCAACGGCAATCGTTAAAGAGTTGATTGCTAAAAATGAAATCTATCATCCTGAAATCAGATTGAAATTACGGACTAAGTACAACGAACAAATAGGTATTTACTTATGATTCGCCTATCAGATTATGAATTCATATTCGATGAAGAGTTATTTGTCTCAGGTCACAGGGCAATGATAGACAATGAAGATATGCCGATGAAAATTAAAGAGCCTTATATTCAGCGACTTGAAAGATATTTTAAAGTTGTTAACGAAAAATCAAAAGAAAATATTAAGTTTGAAAAATGAAAAACAAACGCAAAGGTAAAGGCAGGCCAAAGAAAGAGGCAACCAAGATAGTAGGAACACGCATCCCTATAAGAGTTGAAATGGAGTTCAGGCTTCACGCAAAGGCGTTTACTGATAGAAAAGAAAATCAAACTTTTGAATTATAAAACCTTTTAACAAAAAAAACATGAACGTATTTGAAGCCTTATTTTTATTCATTGCCATCTGTTGATTGGCATTTATGTACCTTGTAGAATCTTTAATCGAAGGAGGTGGGGATGAAAACTGAAATTGTAAACTTTAAAAACGCAATCCAAACTGAAAGCAATCTCGAGTTAGCATATCTATGCTGCAAAGGTTATGCTCGTAAATTAGTATTTAATGTTTTGAACTTTGATTCAAATACTATCCAGGATTATTTCGATGCAATAGGTGCGTGTCGTATTCTATTTACCTTTAATCAGGTTGAACTAGCACGAGAATTGAACTATAAGATTGGAAGAAAGTTAGTTGAATCAAATCCTGAATTTACAAATTGGTTTATAATCGTAGCATCATCCCTAGAGTGGCCAATCGTAACAATACAACCAAACGAATGCGTAAAAGGTCAAGATGCGGTAATTGAAGAGTATCGCACCCACGCAGACTTTGAGGGAATCATTGAAGTGAGTTGGTATCGCAAACCAATTGGCAACGAATCGATAGATCAAGACTTGTGCAATGAAACAATCATACTTAAAAAACATTTGTTTGACTTTATAGACGAGCAACACCCGGGCGAACAACCTGCAAGCATGGATGAGGACTTGACTGAGTACATAGCTGAGTATATCAAATCAGGCGAATTGATTTATACGGAGTAGCCAAGGGTTGTATTGTGTGGTCTGGGCTATTGAGTGTAGGTGCTGTTAGCAGATGGCACGGTTTAATTAGTAAAACTTAATTAGAAATACAAATGGAAAACTCGAAACAAAGTGAAGCATTCTTTGAAATGTTCACTCAAGTAAGGAAAGAAATTGCAAACGAAAACGGATACCACTTAGCAACTGCAATAATGAAAACTTTTGACAGGTGGAATATGTGGCAAACTGGTATGCCTGAATTTGATGGTAAATATCTTGCGTTAATTGAACATGAACAAGAATGTAAGAACGTGTGGAAGTATCAAGAAGTAGTTGATTGCATCTTTAACAACTGGGTATTGAAAGATAAACAAAAAGTAATTGGATGGAAAAAATTGTCAAACGAAGACGGTCAGTAGTGCTTTCTGCTAACTATTCGCTACACGAACCAAAAAAGTAAACGAACCAATGATAACACGGATTAACGATATACCTTCAGATAGAATAACCGATTGTGAATTTATCATCATAACTCACAGAATCGGGAATTACTTTATGAGCGGTGATGATTGTTTTAGATCAGACGGGAGGCAACTAAAAATGATTAGGTGTGGAAATTCCAACGGCTATAAGCTAAACGGGTTATTCAGGTCGCTTACATGGATTAAGTACCACAGGCGATTGAGTATAGATATTTGGTTACGACATTTTGAAATATTACCTTTTTAATTAAATTTGAATATGCAAACAGTAAAACTAAAACCAACAATTCAGCTAAACGATAGCGAGTTACTAGACCTGACATTCACAGTTGAAACAGGCGTGTATGAAGTAGTACACACGTTTCCTAAAGGCAACACAGTCCGACACGTAAGCAATCAGGAATCAACAGCTATTGAGAAATTTAATGAGATTTGTAAAAACTATAATGTAAAAGTAAAATGAAAAAAAATCAAATATTAAAATCGGTACTCATGGTAGTGCTTATCAAATTTATCATGGTGCTAGGTGCAGTATTCGTGGTGACTATGTTACTCAATGGATATGTAGATAATCCAAATGCATTGTTTATAGTGGCTGCTTGCTTCGCATTCATGCCTCTATTCGCTGCATTATCACGATTAGTAGAAACACTTCAGAATATTATAAACCTTCGTGAGAACATCGCTAAAGCGGTTAAAAACGAAAACAAAGAGTACAGGGATAGTCTATAATTATTATATTTGCAATATGAAATACTTATTAATCATAATCATGCTGCTAGGTTTGGGATGCAAAAAAGACATCGAACAACCTGCAACCGTTCAAAAACAATTAGTACAAGTGAAAGTAGTTACAGTAGGGGGTACATGGTTAACCATTAACGGCATATCACGAATCAAATCAAATCAGACCTATGATGTAATGATGTATAGGGGTGACACGCTAAAATACTCAGCTATGGGAGGCGTTACTTATATTGAGACTGACATCATTCAAGATACTACCATAACACGTTACAAGGGCTATAAGACGCTTGATATTAAATATATTGTAAAGTAAAACATTATGGCAAGACCATTTGGAACAAAAGCAATTGGAACACCTGAAAAATTGTGGGAACTATTTGAGCAATATGCAAAAGATACAAAAGGAAACCCGATTTTAGTTCAAGACTTTGTAGGCAAAGACGGTGACGAGGTGTATCGTAAGAAAGAAAGACCGTTGACAATTGACGGTTTTGAATGTTGGTTGTTTGAAAAAGGGTTTATAGGCGATTTAAGCCACTATTTTGCAAATACAAACAATTCATACACAGATTATTTAACCATCTGTCACGCGATAAGAAAGGCCACAAGAAACGACCAAATCAATGGAGGCATGGCAGGTATCTACAACCCAAGCATCACACAACGACTAAACGGATTGGTTGACCAAAAGTCAATTGAAGTAAAGGAGCAAATGCTGTTTCCTGATGTGCCATAAATTACTTATATTTGAATATGGAAAAATGGAAACAAATAACATACGCTAAACTATATGAGGTTAGCGATTGTGGTAATATCAGGAGGATAGGTACTACAAAAAATTTAAAAGGGTCAAAGACTGGCACAAGGGGTGGAGTTCAAAGATATAAGTGCCATGGGATAATTGACAATAATGGTAGGCGCACATTCAATATGACACATAGAATAGTTGCAATGCATTTTTTGCCAAACCCATTAAACCTACCTCAAGTAAATCATATAGACGAAGACAAAAAAAATAATAGTTTGAGTAATTTAGAATGGGTTTCAAACAGAGAAAACTCAAGGCATTCTAATAAAAGAAAAATAAAACAATTGGATATGCAAGGTAATTTAATAAAAATTTGGGGGTCTTTATATGAAATTGGGGATAGCGGATTTAATAAGCCACAAGTGTCTATGTGTTTAAATAAAAGGTTTAATTCAGGATATTTAGTAACACACCATAAAAATTTTAAATGGGAATACTTATAAGATGTTTATCAGGACAACCGCAATAAATAAACTATTAAAGCTATCTAAGCGTATCAAGATTATAAGAGGCGGAACGAGTGCGGGTAAGACTTTTGGGATTTTGCCAATACTGATTGACAGGGCAACCAAACAAGCGGGTTTGGAAATATCGGTAGTAGCCGAAACAATCCCACATTTAAGGCGTGGTGCAATCAAAGACTTTCTAAAAATAATGCAGCAAACAAACCGATTCTTTGACCAGAATTGGAATAAGACATTACTTACCTACAAGTTTGCAAATGGTTCATTCATTGAGTTCTTTAGTGCCGAGCAACCCGATAAACTAAGAGGGGCAAGACGCAATATCCTATACATTAACGAGTGCAACAATGTTGACTTTGAATCCTACTCACAGTTAGCTATAAGGACATCAAATGAAATTTGGTTGGACTATAACCCCGTATCGGAGTTTTGGGTTGATAGTGAATTGCTAAACACATCAGACAAAGACGTGCAGCTACTTGTATTGACTTATAAAGACAATGAGGCACTTGAACCTTCAATTGTTAAAGAGATTGAAAAGGCAAGAGATAAAGCAGCTACGTCTGACTATTGGCGTAATTGGTGGGCTGTTTATGGATTAGGCCAAATCGGAAAGGTTGACGGATTAGTGTTTACAGATTGGTCACAAATCGAAACAATACCAACAGGAGCGAAGTATATCGGAACGGGGATGGACTTTGGGTTTACGAATGATCCAACAACTGTCATTGATGTTTATTCACAGGATGGCAAATTGATAGTTGATGAAGTTGTTTATGAAACGGGTTTAACCAATCAAGCCATTTACAATCGGTTAAAAGATGAACCGAGATATAAACAAAAGTACATCATTGCAGATAGCGCAGAACCTAAGTCAATAGCAGAACTTCAAGCAATGGGATTATCTGTATTAGGTGCTGATAAAACAGGAGGTATCAACTCAACTATTGATGTTTTGCAGCGTTATCACATTCAAATAACGCAAAGGTCAGTAAACACAATAAAAGAGTTTAGGTCTTATAAATGGCAGACCGATAACCAAAACAAGGTAACGAATAAACCAATTGACCACATGAACCATGCTATTGACGCTTTGAGGTATTGCGTTGGGTATTACATTCGCTCAAAGGGTGCAACTAAATCATTTGGTAGTTTTTAAAATGATATCATAAATCTATAATAGACATTTAAATTTTAATTTTGTTTTATGCTAAGAATCACATTTGAAACGATTTCAGGGGAGCAGAAAGAAATAGAAGTACCAACAACATGGAGTGACATAACATGGACTAGGTTTGTTGAATTGGATAATATGAAGTTTGAAAATGAGATTGAAAGGCTATCTGCGTTTTCAGGTGTGAATATTAATCTGTTGATGAATAATTTATCATTGATTAGTACATTATACACAGCTTGTCAATTCATGTACGATGACTTGACTGAGTTTATGTATTGCAAACAAAAGTATAAGACCTTTGAAGTAGCAAGTGATGATTGGGGAAAGATTGAAACGGCAAAGAAAGCCATGCTAGTTGAAGGAAATTGGTCAGGCGGTAGTGAGGTTGTGAAGTTGTATGCGGATGAGGACATAAGTAACAAACCATGTACTGAGGCAATTGGAGTTGTCGCTTTTTTTTTGAACAAATTCAACGATTTTTTGAGCAGTTCAAAGACTTAAACGGCAGCGATGTAGATGAAGATGAGATTGCAGCAGGTGTAGAAAGGTTAAACGTTTTCGGGGTGTTCGCTACAATGGACACTTTGACTAATGGTGACTTATTGCTACATGATAAGTATTGGAAATTGCCTGCTCAATTAGTCTATACGAAATTGTTATACGATAAAAAGGTAAGGGATTTTCAAAAAGACTTAACTAAAATAAAAGAATTGAATGCTAAACACAAATGACGTTTTAAATAAGGTAGGCCAAAGATTAGTTGAAAAAATTAAGGCTGCTTTGAGCGAAAAGGATTTGACTGGTTACGGGCCGAGTGTGGCAACAGGCAACCTTATAAACTCCATTCGTTATGAAGTGGATAGTCAAGGCGTGACAGTGTTTGGGTTAAAGTATATCGGGGCTTTAGAAAACGGCCGCAAACCAACGGAAAACGGTGGCAACGGGGAACTTAGGGCGAAGATAAGACAATGGATTGATGTGAAGGGGATAGAACCAGATGGGATAAGTAAGGACAGTTTAGCGTATCTTATTACTCGTAAGATTCACAGAGAGGGTACAAGCATCTATCAAAGGAATAACGGTGAAAGTAGCGGGTTGTTAGATGATGTTTTGACGGATCAAACTATAAAAGAATTAAGTCAGGAATTAATGTTTGCATACGTTACCGATATTAAGAGCGAAGTGAGAAAAGAAATACCAATTAAAATGTTAGCATAATGAGTGCAGTCACAACTTTAACAAGGCCGAGTGAATGGGAATCCGTTTATAATCCGTATCTGATTTATAACTTTTACTTGAATTATACAGCAGGCATATTTGATTTATTGGTTACAACGGGCAAGGTTACTGTTTTACTTTCACCTATGGGCATATTTAAGGTAAACGATATATTCACATTTACACATTCAGCAAATCAATACTCAGTAAGGATAACTAAAGAGGCAACTCTTACAAGTGGTGCTGAGGGTGTGTTTATCTATGGAAGTTTAGCGAATGCAACCTATACGAATAAAACAATTGAGGCCACAACGTTTGAGCCTTTGGAGTTAGTTTTAAAAGCAGGTCATTTGAGTACCGATTTGACATTAACTGAAATAGCAAGGTTTAAAGCAATAGCACGAAAAGAGGCATTAAACCCGTTGTCATTTCCTTACATCAATAAATATACAGTAGATGTCAATGGATATTTGCAGGACTTTTTTAGGAACATACAACCTCCTCCGATAACAGCAGCATTGGTTGTATCAACAGGGAATCGAATAGATGACAAACCTTTGTATTGCCAATATCAATTATACTATGTGTATGCAGGAATTGAGCAACCATTAGGAGGGTGTTACAATTCGATTTATTCATGTGTTGAAAATATAAATGCAAGTGGATATGTAACGGCATTGAACGCTTTAAGAGTTGGGAATGTTGACGGGTTTCCTGCATACACGTCTTTATACTCTCAATTAGTTGGTAGCAGATTAAATACAAGTAAGATATGAGAAGTTTTTGTTTTAGGGGTGTCGGGGATGATGTTACATTTACACCAAGCTATCCATTTGGGGCAACTGATTTTGAGATATTGGATAATACGTTTCCATCATCAAGTGTAAACAATACGACTGGTGAAGTTAGTTTAGATATTGACCTTGTCAATCCTGGTATTTACTACATCACAATAAAATACACAATAGGCGAAACAGACTATTATTTTAGTGAGCAAATAATTATAACTAGTTGTGAGGTTCAGTTGTTGCAGGATGAAATAAGTATTTGTGCTAATGGGCCATACTTGTATTTTCAAATGTCATTTGTAGGGGGTGAAACTTATGATGATTTTGAATATATTTCAACAACATTAAGCGGTGATGTTGGTATTTCTGAAAACGGGCTTATTCATGTTAAGGGTTCAATAGAGGAAGTAGGCCCTCAAGATTTCGTATTCAGTGCAGGTGACACTGAGTTCACTCTAACCGTAAACGTAGTAAGTTGTCCAACGCCTACCGTTTCGGCTATAACAGAATGTCAAAAAGATGTTATCGGAATAGTATGGGTAAATCAAGAGGGTGGCCGTCAATCGTATTGGTTTGGTCAGGTTAAGGATTTCAAGATTAACCAACAAGGGGGCAAGACTTATGAAAATAGTTCAAAAGAATTAAGGTACTTTGACAAAGGCCGTGTATCGAATGGAGTTAATATATTTCAGGAGTTTATACCACTTGAACACGTTACTGCAATAGCTAGTCTTAAGAATAGCATTCAGGCGTGGGCGTGTACTAACATTGAAGAGTTTAGCACATATAAGGCAATAATTATAGATGAGGATTCATGGGTATTGCGAAGGACTAATGACAGATTTTACAGTGCTGCATTTCAGTTTGAATATGCAAAAGAGATAACCATTCAAAGACAATGACAGAACTATACATCAATGGTATATTAGTTGATTTGGATGATGTTATTGCACTCAGTAAAGCAATAAACGATTTAGGTCAAATTGAATCTAGAGAGGGCGAATATTCAAATACGATTGAATTGAATATGACTAAAACTAATTGTAACGCATTAGGCCACATTCAAGATATAAACAGCATTTCACAAATCACAAAACAAAATAACACGTTTGAGATTTATGATGATGGGATTTTAGTTACGAATGGAATTGCTAGGGTGTTATCTGTTTCAGATACATTTGAAGTTCAACTGTATGGAAGTAACAGCGATTGGTCAATATTGATTGAAAACAAGTCATTGCGTGAATTAGACTTTAGCGATTTAAACTACAATCTAACCTATCCAAATGTAATTGCAAGGCGTTTATTATTGGCTGACTTATGTTGCCCGAATGTTTGGTATGGTGCATTTTTCGCAGCGCCTACTCAATGGACACCTTTAGACTTTTTACCAGCTATTTATTTCCCACAAATATTTGAAAAGATATTTACTCAGATTGGATTTACACTTGACATGAACTTGTCAACATTGAATCAGACTTTGTATAATAAATTGATACCGATATTTTCACATAGGAAATTACCACAAGGGAACGAGGGAATTGAATTTAAGGGAACATTCACAGCAGCCGATAACGGGGGAGCAGGTTATACGTTATCACCTGTTTATTTGGGTGGCGATTATTGTGAATACATTTCAGACTACACTATTTTATCAAACGGGTTTCCATTGACGGGTAAAGGCGTAAGTTTCGTTTCAGGTGCAAGTCCTTCGATTGATAGTATTACAGATGTTTGTCAAAGGCTAGTTGGTTACGTTTCATTTACGATAACAGCACAAGCAGCACCATATGATGTTGAATTAAGAGCAGCAGGCGTAACAGCTATTGGAGCAGTTGAAGTATTCGCAGCAGGAACTTATAGAATAGATTTTGATGTTACAAATCCAGACCAAATATTCTCACCTCATTTAGTATTTACAGGAACTTTGTCAGGCAATTACAGAATAGTAGGAGGCGAATTTACTTTTTATAATCGTGATGCTGTGAGGTCATCAGTTAGATGGGATGGCACTAATGAGTTTGTAGTTCATGCTTCACAATCTTTGCCCGATATTAAGCAGTCAGAATTTTGTCAAACTGTTTTTTCATTGTTCGGTTTAGTAAGTACAACAGATACGATACTAAAAAAAGTAACAGTAAATGAACTTGACAAGATTATTGCAGACATACCAAACGCTGAAGATTGGTCAAACAAAATAGACTTAAGTGAGGACATTGAAATACTATTCGATTTTTGGGACGACTACTTTAGACGTAACAACTTTATTTATAAAAATGATGATAAGGACTTACTTGTTGCAGGTAGTGGCTTAGGTGATGGGTATATTGATTATGATAGTAATTATGTAGACCAAGAAGGTGAAGTAATTGAATTGCCATTCAGTGCAATTGCTAGGGATGAAAGTTTAACACCTGATTTGGCTTCATGTAGTTCACGTTTCTATGGTGACTTAAATTGGAAAATAGGTTACACAACTGTAACGGCTAACAACCTCATCACAATGAATGGACAAGCAGCACCAACACAATCGCTTGAAGTATTCTTTGATGATTTGCACTTTAATATTTTGATTGAAAGAAATTACAAGCTATTAAAGAAAGCATTGGAAAACAGTATAGCTGCAAAGGTTTTGTTTCGTTTAACGAGGTTTGATTATGAAAGCATGGATTTTACTAAGCCTATATTTTTAAACGTTCAAACAAAAAGAAACGGCCTTTTAAGAGGGCATTTCTATGTTAATAAGATTGAGCAGTATATCGTTGGTGAATTTGATTCATGTTGGGTTACGTTAATAAAAATTGATTAATATGGAAGAGACTATAATTTACAGGATTGAGATTGACCAAGAGCAGTATATTAAGGATATTGTCGATGTTAAAAAACAGATTGACACATTAACTCAAAAACAAAAAGAACTTGACACAACAACTCAAGAGGGCGCAATAGCATATCAAGAGAACGCAGCGTCTATTCGTGCTTTAAAGGCCGAGCAAACGCAATTGAGTAAAGTAATTGATAATTCCATAATCACTAGAAATAAAGAAATAAAATCAATCAATGAAGCTAGGGCAAATGTAAAGTTATTAACTAAGCAAAGAAATGAACTTGATATATCAACTGAAACAGGGCGTAAGAAATTAGAAGAGTTAAACGGTGCATTGGATAAAAACAACAAGTTTATAAAAGACAATGTAGACCAATATACTCAGCAAAAAATAAACATTGGAAACTACGCAAGCGCATTGCAAGGATTAGGTGGGCCGTTGGGAAATTTCGTGGGTAAGCTATCCAATTTAAAAGATGGATTGGAACAAACTAAAAAAGGAATTGACGTAAGCAAAGCAGGTTTTAGTGGGTTCAATGGAGTTATCAAAGCTAGTGCGATTGGTGTATTAATTACTTTAGTTGGTGGGCTTATTGCAGCGTTCACAAAGTTTGAACCGTTAATGGATAAACTAAAAGCAGCGTTTGCAGGAATCAATGCAGTTGTTGATGTGTTTGTTGAACGTATGACTAGAGTGGGGCGTGGGTTAGCTGAAATAATGCAAGGCAACTTTTCTGAGGGTATAGACCAAATAAGAAATTCATTTGATGGGATGGCTGCGCAAATGGAGGCAAGCGCAAAAGCCGCATATGATTTAAGTGAGGCATTAGATGCGATTGAAGATAGACAAAGAGCACAAATAATCATTAACGCAGAGGTAAGTAAACAAGTTGACCAATTACTTTTACAATCTAAAAACAGGGCATTAAGTGAAAAGGAAAGATTGGCCTTGTTAGATCAAGCGGGTAAACTTGAAAGGGCGAATTTTGAGCAAGAGAAAAAACTGTCTCAGGATTCTTACAACAACTATCTTGAAACAGTAAGACTAAAAACGCAGCTATCTAAAGAGGAACTAGAGGAACTATTAACCAACACTAATAGACGTGAGGAATTAGAGAAAAGAATCGGAACGGTGCAGGGCGAAGAGTTGGACAAGTTAGCTAACATGAAAGCAGCACAGATACAACTTGAAAGCGAAACTATAAACGTAGAGGAGAAGATTGCAAATAGGCGTTCACAGTTATTAGAGAAAGAGCAGGCCGAAAGAGATAAGCGTCAAAAGGAACGTGAGGCAAAAGAAAAGAAAGCAGCAGATGACGCACTAAAAGCCCAACAAGAACGTTTCAAAAGACAGCAGGCAATATTTGACCAAACGAATGAATACATTGCACAAAAGAATCAAGAACAACTAGACGAGATTACTTTTGTAGAGAATGAAAAACAGTTGAAATTAGTCGAAGGTTTGATTTCTCGAAATGTAACACAGCAACAATATGATGCAGCGTTGTTACAGATTAAGTCTGATTCATTAGCAGCCGAGCGTGAGTTATTGATTAAGAACGGTGAAGATACCACAGCTATTGATTTAGAGATTGCTGAAAATAAATTAGCTATTCAGAAGAAATCAGAAGAGGACACTAAAAAAATAAATGATGCCACACTACAAGCTAATATTCAAGCAGCACAAGCAGCTCAGGGTATTATAGCTGAAACGGCAGCATTAGCAGAAGGTAATAATCAATTAGCAAAAGCAGCAGCGTTGGCAAATGTAGGTGTAAACTTAGGTACTGCAATTGCAAACTTGACGGCCACAACATCAGCACCAACACCTGACAATTTAGTGACGGGTGGTGTGAGTGGATTCATAAAATATGCAACGGGGATAGTTCAAATATTATCAGCAGTAAATCAAGCACGTTCATTGATTGGAGGTGCAGCAGCAGGGGGAGGTTCATTCAGGACTAAAGGCCCGACTATGTTATTAGTTGGTGACAATCCGGGCGGAGTTGAAGAGATAAACGTTAAACCAATTTCAGGACGTGGCAAAACAGTTGTTAATCCAAAAGGTAATTTAGTGAAGATGGCAGGAGGTGGCACTATGATAGCAGATGGAGGAGCGAGTGCAAACAGAGCAAGTAGTGCAACAGTTGCACAGTTCAATATGTTGGAAATGTTAAAGAGAATACCAGCACCTGAGTTGAAGATAACTGAATTAAACAGAGTTCAAAAGAACGCATCTAAAGCAGTTAAAGTGTCATCGCTAGGGCGTTAAATATTTGGTAGTTGAATCTATTATCTCATCCACTTGCTTGTTTTTAGTTGCAAGCATTTCGTGATATATTTCATCTCTACTAACGCCTCTTTGATTGGCGACCATTTCTGCAACGTATAGCATTATCACATCCACACTTGCACGAGTTGAAATAGCACTTATGAGCGTTTCAGATGTGAAGTCTATTTTTAGAATGTCATTGCTCATTTAAATACTTTTTAGCTAATTGCACAAGGGCCTTATTCATTGATAAGCCTTTTTCATTGCATTTCTTTTTGAAATCAGATTTTAACTTATGATGAAACCTGACTATTAATGTTGATTCAATTTTTTCTCGTGTCATTGAAATATAAATGATATCATAAAACAAATATAGTATTATCAAAATTAAATTTGTATATAATTATTCACATGGCAGAATTAAATATTTTCGGTCAAATCGGTAAAACAGCATCAGACGAAGATGTTGTTGAATCATTCACAGCAGTTGACATGGCTGTTTTTTTGTCTGCTAACAACATGGATAGTTCACACACTATCAATATAAAGTCAGGCGGGGGATATGTTGAGGAGGGCTTTGAGATTTATGATATGTTGCGTTCAAGTGGTAAACACATTACAACCATAGCACAACAAGCAGATTCAATTGCAAGTGTTATATTTTTAGCAGGTGACATTCGTAAGATGTCAAAGAATGCAAAACCGCTTATTCACTTTCCTTTTTTAGAAAACTTTTTCATTGATAGGGCAACCGCTCAAGACTTTGCCGAAATACACAAGGGAATCAAATCACTTGAGAATAAAATACTATCAATATACATAGAGCGTACAGGTGCGAACAAACAGACACTTGAACTAATCATGTCAAAGAACGAAAGCATTGATGCAACTTTATTTCATAAACTCGGTTTTGCAACTGAGTTAACTGATAGTGAAGTTGTCAATCAATATAAAGCAATCGCAAAATCAATAAATAATAATTCACAAATGGACAAAAAAGAGTTAACCTCATGGCTTACTAAATTGGAAGACATGATTAAAAACCTCGTTAAATCGAAGGTTAAAAATTTAGCTATAATGCTAGAAGATGGATCAACAGTAGTACATATTCAAACAGAAGAGGAATCAGCAAAAGTTGGTGACACTGTATGGATGGATGAAGAGTACACGGTGGCAGCACCTGACGCAACTCACGTTTTAGAAAACGGTTTGCAAGTGGTAACAATTGACGGTGTAATTACCGAAATCATTGAGCCTATGGCAAAGAAAGATGATGAAGATGTTGAAGCATTGAAAGCCGAAAACGAAACTTTGAAAGCCGAGATTGAAACATTGAAAGCATCTAAAGCAGAAGCCGAAAACAAGTTGCAATCATTTGCTAAAGCTAAAGCCGAGAATGAGAAATCATTGTCAGCAGTAAAAGCAGAATTTGAAAAGTTGCAAGCAATGGTACTTGACATTAAAGATGAAAAGAACGAATTGCCTGTAAGCAAAGCACAAGAAGATTTGGAGTACAGACGTAAACTGAGAAACATTAACAGAGCGTAATTATGCCAATACTTAAAAGTCATATTTCATTATTTCCATACGGCCCACAGTGCAAGGAAATAAAAGGCGAAGTAACAGAATCAATGGCAGCTTATCTGATTGAATCAGGTCATGCAGTTGCTGAAGATTTTGAGCAAGTCGAAGTAAAAGAAACAAAGTCAAAAACAAAAAAGAACCAAAAATAAAATGAAAAAAACAATCCTCTCAATCCTTGTAACATTGCTAAGTGCAGTTGTACTTGGTAGCGTGGTTGCTCCCTTCATTGGAGTTGATGCCAATGTCGTTATCGGAGTAACATTTTTTAGTGCATTTGCTTTATCAATTGCATTTCCTAAGTTATCACAAACAGTTAACAACTTGACCTATTCTCCTATTCAGTTTCTAGGGCCATTCTATGAGGAAATCATGAATGAGATTCTATACATGAATGGAACAGTAAGCGGAGGTCTTGTAAGATTTATTGACAGTTTAAATACTGAAACTGTAATCACAGAATCAAACATTACAGGAGCAGAACAAGCATACGTAGAAACCCCAGCAGGAACTGAATCATCAGGCTCATTAACTTTCGCAGATAAGATTTCAAGACCTTTTCAGTTTATGATTTACGAAAGGTTTTCACCTAATTCGTTTAGATTTACTAGATTCGCAAAACCAAACGGAAGTGATACAGCATTCCCTAAAGTTACAGACGAGTTTGCAAGATTCGTTTTAGATAGATTTGGTAAATTAGAATCACAAAAAATGGAAGCTAGATTTTGGAACGGTGCAACGGCAGCCACAGCAGTAGCAGCAGCAGCATTAACACCCGGAACAGGTCAAAACGCAATTGGTGCAGCAGAACAAACATACATTGCAGCAGCTCCTGTAACATTGATAGATGGTATATTGACTAAATTAATCATGTCATTTAGTGTGACTAAGAGGCGTATCAAAGTAGCAGGAACACCATTGACATCATCAAACATTGCAACAGAAGTCGCTAAAGTTTACGCAGCAATCTTGCCACAATTGTTACAACCTGCATACTCAGAAGAAATCACAATGTTTATGCCTCATAACTGTAAGCAGTTAATCAACGCGTTCAACCTTGCAGCAACATACAGAGATTTGTTCACAGTAGACAACGGTAAATACTACTATGGAGGTGTTAAGATTGAGTTTGTACCATTGCCAAACAATGCAATTATATGCGGTAAGAAATCAGATTTAATTTGGGCTTGTGACATCACAGATGCAACAGCTAATTTGAAGATTGATTTTATTGCAAATGATTCTGAGCAAATGTTTATCAAAGGGCCATACACTCAAGAAAGTGCATTTGTTCAAGCTCAGCAGTTTGTTGTTTACGTAGGTTAATCTTTAATCAAAAAATATTATGAGTTATCCAAGTTGTTTTAACCTTACTAACTTAGCAGCGTCTTGTGACGCTGTTAAGAAAGTAGGTGGAGTAAAATCACGCTTTTGGATTGGACAGAAACCCGACATTGCATCTCTAACATTTGGAACTAATGGTGAAGTCACAGCAATGACTTTAACAAGTGGTAAGAAGTTAGGTAGATATGAGGGCGTTCAATTTAAGAATACAGCACAATTCGATGTTGTGCCGGGTGAAAATAGAAATATGTTCACTCAAACTTTTACAGGTATTTTGTTCTACAAAACACAAATTGAACTTGAGCATATTGAAAAATTGTTCAATGCGAATAGAATGTTTGTGATTGTGGAAACGGAAGCAGGCCAATTGAAAGCATATGGTATAGATCAAAATCCTTATAAGGCTGCTGATTTAGGCCCTGAAAGAGGTTTGAATATTTCAGCAGGTACAGGTTCTGAAGGTGTTTTGTTAGCTGATACCACAGGCGTAACAGTTACAATGGCAGCCGATTTTTACAACCCTACAAAGTTGTATAAACCTGCAACAGCAATCGCCACAGTTATCGCAGAATTAGACGCATTATCAGCATAAGACTATGACTTATCCAAGTTGCCACGATTTAACGAATTTAAATGCAAGTTGTGACGCTATCAAGAAAGTTGGTGGCGTTACAGCTCGTGTTTGGATTGGTAAAAAAAGAGACTTTATAGACAAGACAGCGCAGCAATATCTGTTATTTTCAGATCCGTTGGCTATATTTGGTTATGATGTTTGGGTATTATACTTTGATGCAGTATTAGCTAGTGTAACTGAGTTGGCCTATTTTGAGGGTGTTCAGTTGAAAAACACAGCAGGCTTTGAAGTAGTTGCGGGTGCAAATGTAAACGCATATAATCACAACGTAAATCTAGTTTTATTCAACTACACTCAACAGGACATTGCAAAGCTAAACACTCTAATGGTTGATGAAGATATGGTTGTGTTTATTGGAACTGAAAGCGGTTCAGTTAAGGCATACGGATTCGATTATGATGATAACAACGACTTGTCAAGCAGACTAGGCATGAAAGTAATTCAGGGTACAGGATTAGACCCAGTAGAGTTACAAGGTGAAGTTGGTGTTACATTGCAATTGCAAGCAATGAATATGACAAAGGCACCTTTAGTATTAGAGTCCGTTTATGAAGAGGATGGAGCAAATCAGTTGACGGATTATCAAGACATAATTGACAGCTTGAATTTGTTAGCTGCGAATAATGCTTAGTGGTTTTTATAACACAGATAAGTCGTATATTGTTGCCGAAAATAAAAGGCTGTTTGGAGTAGATGTTTGCCCGACTTGTCATGGACAGTTGGTTGATGCTTACAACAGACTGAACACATATTTAAAAAACGAAAATATCATGGCAAAAAAGGAAGTAGTAAAAATAGAAAAACCTAAAACAGGTTATAAATTAAAATCCGAGTTTATCGGTTCAACTTACGTTAATGGTACGGTTGAAATAAAGTTGAGTGAAGTTGATTTGAGCGAGGTTGAAAAGTTGTTTACTGAGCAAGAAATCAAAACATACTTTGACAGCTAAAACATCCATATTAGGCGTACTTAAAAGAGTAGTAGATAAGATTGCTATTGTTAAAGAAAACAAAGGCACTAAAGTCTATGAAAATACTTTTGCAGGGGAACTTGTAAAGGCCTGCATGAATAGTGGAACATCTCGTATCTGCATTGAACGCAGGGCGTCTTATATTTATGGAGGGGGTTTTGTTGATGAAACATTAGCAGAAACTAAAGCGAATAAAAAACAAACCTTTGCGAAACTACTTGCAACAAGTTCACAGAACACAGCTATTTTAAAGGCTGTTTGTTACCGTGTAATGGTAGACCATAACGGTGATATATTCGCAATTTACAACGTACCAGTCGATAAGGTAGATAGAACTTCAGACAATCGTTTTAGATTTAATCCAACTAAAAATACGGATAACTTTGATAGGACTTTAGACAAGTTTTATGACGAATTTAATCCGCAAATGTCACCACAGCAAAGAGCTGTTGAATTACAAAAAGAGTTACAGAAATACGGCACACAACAAGGCCGTTTTGTTTATGTGTTTAATCAAGGGATTGGACAAGAATACTATTCAATACCTCCCGCTTATAGTGGAATTGAGGACATAAAAACAGATGCTCAGTTGTCGAGTTATGAACTTGAGAATTTAGAAAACGGATTTATGCCGTCTGCTGTACTTACTTTAATCGGTAAGGTAGATGATACGATTATAAATGAGCAAACGGGCAAGACTGAGAAGGATGAATTGACAACTAATTTATCAAACTTTACGGCAAAAGAAGGAGGCCGTGCAAGGTTGTTAGTAATGGCAGCCGATACTAAAGAGCAAGTACCTGTACTTCAACAAATGGATGCAAGTAAAATACTTGACGGACTAGATAAGATTACAGACAGAGTAGGGCGCAAAGTTTGCAGACTGTTTGAAATTCCCCCCGTATTAGCAGGGTTTGAAGATGCTAGTATATTAGGCTCAAATCAAACATTCAAAAACGCTTTAACGATACTTCAGCACTCAGTTAAAAAAGACCAAGATTTAATCATTGAGGCGTTAAATATTATTTACCCAACTTACAACTTTGAGATTAAGCAATTACAATTGATTGACTACATCCCTGCTGAAGTTATGGCTAAGTTGACTGATGATGAATTAAGAGGTTTAGCAGGTTATGAACCACTTGAATCTGATATAGATGGTAACACGGTAACAATGGCCGAGCGTTTAGGAGTTGGTGGAACACAAGCATTGGTTGCTACATTGAGCGATCCATTATTAACACCTGAGCAAAAACAAAACGCATTAGTAATATTATTCGGTTTATCAATTGAGGATGCTATGAAATTAGCTCCAAAAGTTGTGATGCCATATGAAGGTTTAAAATAAAAAAGAAATGAGTACACAAACTAAAACTATTGAAATTGAAATCGGTGATGCAGAATCTCAAACAGCAGTTGTAACAGTAGGGCCATAATGGAAGCGATCATAGCTAAAACAGATTTGAATATGTGTCCTCGTTGGAGTGACAACATTAAAGATGAATGGATTAATCCGCTTTTAAGCCAAGCGTGCGAGTATTCATTTTATGACACTATTAGTCAAAGTCTGTATAATGCTATGCTTACATTTTACAATGAGTGGGATGAGAATGTATTCGACTTAGCTGATTCATATGTATTGAATGATTATACTTTATATTCAGGTAGTATCTACAAATGTATATTAGGTTACTCAGGGCCAACAACAGACACGCCTCCACAAGACCCTACACATTGGGAAATTAATGAACTAGGCAATTTTTACTATCAATTTGCAAGGCCGTATTTGGTTTATAAAGCCTATCAAAAATTCTTGCTATGGCATGGGAAACACATTGCACAAAGCGGATTTAGAAAGCATACGGATAATACTTCATTTGAAATTAGTTCAGATGAGCTAGGTTATATTATGGGAGATGTGCGAGGTGTTATTTCGGTAAAAGAAACAAAGATGCTGAATGAATTAAATACTAAAGATTATACATTCGACACGGTTGTATATTTAAAGAATGAGAACGTAAAAGAAAGCAGGGGAGGTATTCAAATATTCGGGGTATGACATACAGTGAAGTAGTTACATTAATTGAACAAGTCGCAAACACCGTTAACGCTAATGGTGTTTTTTTTCATGGGCGAAATTATGATACTTCATTAGAGTATGGTGATGTGTTTCCTCAAATTCAATTATACCCATTTACGCAAGATAACTTTGGCGATAATTTCAAAAGAAATAATTTACTCATATCGTTTTTGATTGAGGATTCTCACGATTATACATTAGCACAACGGCAAGCATTGATAAATCAAATGGATGTTTTGTCATTAGCATTTGAAACAGTTTTAAGAACACAAACAGTACAGATTGAAACCATAAGGCGTGAACCTCAATTCATGACTTTGATGGGAAACTTGACAGGGATAGCAATGAGAATATCATTACTTACACCTGACTTATGCGCTGCACCTGTACCGACATCACCAGTCAACACAGTAGCACCTACTATTTCACCGAGTGGAGTTCAACCTGTTGGAACTTTATTTACTGCAAGCGTTGGAACGTGGGTGGGGACTTTGCCTATTACTTATGAATATAGATGGACACGAAACGGAACGCCTATTAATTTGGCTACCAATTCCACTTATACGAGTGTGAATGCGGATGAAGGTAGTACGATTAGGTGTGAAGTAAGGGCAACAAATGACTATGGAACTTCAAGTTATGTGGCAAGTAGTAATTCATCATTGTGCGGAGCGGTACCAGTGAACACAGTAGCCCCTGTAATAAGCGGAAATACTACTTTAGGTAGTACATTAACAACAACAAATGGAACGTGGACAGGAACGGCAACAATTACTTTTGGTTATCAGTGGAAACGCAATGGAACTAATATCAATGGAGCGACTAATTCAACTTATGTATTAGCTGTTGCTGATAGTGCTGCAAGTATTACGTGTCAAGTTACGGGAACTAATTCAATAGGTACGGGAAATGCTACATCAAACACGATAATGGCAGGGAATTATGCACCTTCAAACACGGTCGCACCTACATTAAGTCCGAGCGGTTCACAAGTTACGGGAACGGTTATCACATTGGGCAATGGAACATGGAGTGGTGCAAGCCCGATAACATATGAATACAGATGGACTAGGGATAACGTGGTAATTAGTGGCGAAACTGCAAACACTTACACTATATTAGCAGGTGACGATGGAACGGTAATTAAAGGACAAGTAAGGGCTACAAATGCAGCAGGTGTAAGTTCATATGTAACAACTTCAAATCAAGTTGATGCGGTGAATGCGGTCACTTTGGTTTGGGGAACAGCATCACCACAAAATTGGGGAACAGCAACAGCAAGTAATTGGGGATAATAATAAATAAAACAAAACAGATATGGCAAATTTAAGCGGTCAAAACATTGGCACAAATTACAAAGGAATACTAAACTTAGGCAGCACAATTAACACTGCATTAAGTGGAACATTGCAAGCTATTACAGATGGAGATGGTAACGCAAGTCCGCTACAGTTAAGCAGTAGCGAAATCAGTGTTGGCTCAATTTCTGGGGCTAAACTTGCAGTAAAGGGGAATGGGTCATCATTTGCAACATTTTCGTTTATTGTACAGAACAGTTCAGGCGCTAATTTGCTTCGGATTAGGGATGATGGGCAAATTTTCGCTGAGGGTGGTGGAGCATTTAGTTCAGCAGGTATTACTGGTACGGCCTATGGTTTGTTTGGCCCATTGGCGGCATATGATGCAAGTGCTGTGGTTGTAATGGGCTCAACAACACAAGGATTTTTACCACCAAAAATGACAACTACACAAAGAGATGCAATAGGAAGCCCTTCTGAGGGACTTGTTGTTTATAACACAACTACAAAAGTTTTAAATTTCTACAACGGTAGTGTGTGGGCTGCGGTTTAACAAGATAACTTAATTACTCAAAAATATGATACAAGCAACAGGAACAATTACAAAACAGGATGGAGTGACAACTTTCGTCAATCCTCTTTTAAATGTCTCCCACAACAACTCTTGTTATGGGAAACCGCAAACATTAGCAGCTCAAGTGGTTGTAATGACAACAGTAGGAGAACAGACATTTGCACAACCAATCATTTATGGAGAAATATTGATGTGCTTATACAACGTAAACAATCCCACATTCGAGGGTGCTCAGTTGTTTTTAAAAGAACAACTCGAAAAAGCATTCCCAACCGTAACATTTAAAATAGTATGAAAATAATATTAGAACTAGATGTAAATGAAGTTCAATTAATATTGAATGGATTAGGCGAATTGCCTGCTAAAATTAGTATTGAAACGATACTTAAAATTAAAGCAGAAAGCGAAAAGCAAATTGCAGAGTTTGAAACTAAACCAATACTAGAAGAAGATGTTTGAAAACGAATTAGCACAATGGATAGTAGTTGCATTGATAGGGGTTATTACCTACTTTTTAAAGCAACTACACACAGACATCAGAAAGCATTCTGAAAGGGTGTTTGCATTAGAGAAATCCTATATTGAACTTAGTCAAAAGTACATGACAGTCGAACAAAGACAAGTTACAGACATGATGAATATCACAAAGATATTTGAGTTGAAATTGGAAGGTGTGACTAAGCAACTAGAACACATGAACAATAATCTAAAATCGCAAAACAATACTGCAACCATGCAGAAGATGTTAGAGATAATTGAAAGCGATATAATCAATCACAAGAATGAAAATAATTGACGAATTTCTTTTAACACTATCCAACAAAAAAAGCCTACTCAGTTCAAAAAGAATAGAAAGGTTTGCGGTGTTTAGTATTATGTTAGCTTCAACTATTGGATATGTTGTTACTCACTTAATAAAATGTTCAATGACTTCAACTGACCTTATGTTAGTAGTTGGCGGATGGTTAAGTTATGCGGGGTTTAATACTTTACAAATTAAAAAAGATAAACAGAATGAAACCGAAAATCAGTAAGCATATAACCTATCACGAAGCCACGTTCAGTTCAACTGCATCACGTTTGAAGATTAACAACGAGCCTAGCGAAGATGTTTTAAACAACATGAAGCTAGTAGCAAAGATGTGTTTTGAACCGATTAGGGAGTGGTATGGCAAACCGATTATGATTAACTCATTCTACCGTTCACCTGAATTAAATAAGGCCGTTAAAGGTGCTAAAAATAGCGACCATGTAAAAGGGTTTGCAATTGATTTAGATACACCTAGTAATGCTGAGAATAAAAAGTTATTTGAGTGGTGCAAAAAGAACTTGAAATACTCTGAATTAATCTGGGAGTACGGCAACGAAAGCGGGCCTGATTGGGTGCATATTAGTTATGATCCAAATAACTTAAAGCAACAAGTCTTATACATAAAGTAATTAGCAACGGGGCAAACAATTAATTCAATTTTAAACTAACGGGTTTGAAGTTGTGAAAATTTGTTACTTTTTTGCAGGGGTGTTAAAAAGTCCCCGTTGTTATTTTCTAAATTTAATTATATTTGTGGCCTCATGTTTTCATAAGGTTTGTTAAATTAAAGCAGAAAGGACACCTCGAAAGGGGTGTTTTTTTTTGTGCAAAAAGTTTATATTTGAATCGAAATAGTTGGGTGGCGGAATTAGACGCTAATGTGGTAAGGTGTATTGCCTTGAATCAATTCGATTAGGTTGCCTGCGAAGTTTACACCGTGCAAGTTTCAATCTTGCCCTAACTATTTTAATTTAAAAGTTTATAT